GTGGATGTTGACGCTTTGCTTCGAATCGGAGCAATCAAATTCTATGAAGACTCAGACGCAGAGTGGGCGCAAGCGCGGTTAGCAGAAGCACCGCAACAGCCCAAGAGGAGAAGGAACCGTGGCTAGAATCTCAGCAAAAGGCGCAGGCTTGTTGGTCGACGAGTTCGACTTCAGTGGTGTCAGTAATTCAATGACGCTGAACTTCACAGAGACTCCCGCTGATGTCACTGCGTTCGCTGACACTGACATGACCTTTATTCAAGGCAAGCCTAGTTTCACGTTTGACGTTAATGGTCTTTGGTCGACAGCTTCCCCAAACTACGACGGGGAGATGTTTACCGATTTAACCGCGACAGCGCGCAGAGTGGGTATCTACCCAGGTGGCCTTGATGAGGGCAATGTCGGCTATGAGGGTGCGACGTTGATTAGCGCATCGCCGCGCGTCAGCACTGTCGGCGATGCTATCGCTTGCAACGTCACTTGGCAGGGAGCGTCAGCACCGTTCCGCTCTCGAATCATTGAAGATGCGACCATAACGTGCAACGGCTCAACAGTTGTCGCCAATGGGACTGGCTATAACCTGGGGACGATTGCGGCGACCAACACGATTTTCGGTGTCTGGCGAATGGTGGAGATGGGCGGCTCTGGGACGAATACGATTGCCCTGGAGATCCAGAGCGAGACGAACGACACCTGGGGGAGTCCTACGACTCAGATAAATTTCGGGACTATCACACACAGCACTGGAGTCTCATTTCTTACTGCATCGAACACTGGCCCAGCGGCATCAGAGTCTTGGTGGCGAGTGAAGATTCAATCCTCTGGATCAGGCAGTCGGACTTTCAAGAATTATGTTTCATTTGGCTACTACGTCACATAGGAGGAGACTATGGCTAGGACTCACGGAAAGGATACCAACTTCTCGTTCAATGGGGTGGCAATCGAGGACGAGCTTAACTCCGTCACGATGAACGCGACTGTCGCAGAAGGTGAAATCACAGCCTTCGCAGATACCTATCAGAACTTCCTCGCTGGCAAGAAGTCTGTCTCGTTCGACGTTGCGGGATCAGTGGACATGAGTTTCTCAGGTCAGGGCGACGCGACAATCTTCGACCACATCACTTTGACATCGGGGCCAAAGACTTTGATTTTTGATCCTGACGGCGCAGGGCCAGACACTAACAGCCCTGAATACACTTGCACCTCAAGCGGATTGACGGGAGCGTTGTGTAGCAGTTACACCATCAATCTGCCAGTTGGTGATGCGGCAACATACAGCGCGACATTCCAGTGCAGTGGCTCAACTACTAGGGCCGTAAGCTAGACCCGCCTTAAAACAGCGCACAGCGCGATCCAAGACAACTCTAAGGAGAATCTCAGATGGCACGAACTCACGGAAAGGACGCAGATTTTTCATTCGACTCGGTGGCCCTGGAAGACGAGCTTAATAGCGCGACCCTAAACTTCACTGTCCCAGAGGCAGACATTACCGCCTTTGCGGACAGCTACCAGAACTTCCTGGCAGGCAAGCCGACGGCGACTTATGACATCGCAGGCTTCGCGGATCTCGCATCCTCGCAGGGCGACGCGACCATCTTCGGAGAGCTTGGCTTAGAGGGTGAAGAAATCGATTTTGAACCTGATGGATCGACGGGCTACAACGGGTTCGCCATCGTCACTTCTTACTCGATTACCAGCACTGTCGGCGGGCCGATTACCTACTCAGCATCCTTCCGTCACAACGGTGGATCAGCCGCCGCTGACGCCGCCGCACCGACCCGCGGATAAGGGTCTGAATCGGGCTAAAATCTTGGTGGTGGTTCCTTGATGGTTAGTATCAAACTATGACCCTACGGTTCCTGACAGGGTGTCATACAATGAGTTGCCTACGGCAGGCCACCACCAAGAAAACGGCTCTCAGAGCCGGGAATCGGGTGGTCGAAAAACCCGATTTACTGTCATATTGATAATGGACAACATCTATTATCCGAAACAATAATACGCGTCCAATCAAAACATAGAAAAAATGTTCTAGTAGGAGAGGCTCAATGAAGCCCAAAATACCGGCAACAAAGGTCAATTCTGACGAGTGCTTTATCAGCGTTGGACAGGTGATTGAGGACGGCGAAATCAAGGACGCAGGGACTCCTCATTACGTCCATAAAGGGGAGTGGGTTGAGGTGCTTCCTGTCATGACAGTGAAGGAGGTAATGCAACTCAGTCGGCTCCAAGCGGGGGCTGACGACCCTGGTTCGTTGGGGGAGAATCTGACGCAACTTTGTCAGGAATTATCGCGACGCATAATCTCTTGGAACTGGACGGATCTGATGGGGGAGTCGATGGAGCAACCCTACAAACGGCCCGACATCTTGGAGGGGCTGTCGTCAGAAGAATTGATGTGGCTGGTCAGTGCTACTGGCGGGAGTGAGACAACTGATGAAAGAAAAAAAGACTCCGTGAAGTTGGAGAACATATCCTCGGAGATGGAACCCAACCAGGCTACGCTACCATCGGCATAATCTGTGAAGCGTTCGGATGTCTGCCTAGTCAGGTAATGCAAGAAGATTGGGCGACGATCCGCAACATCATGGAGTTCCGATTACTGACAGGTGCAAAGGATCAGCACAATCAGGACGCGAGTCAGATGCAACCAGCACAAGTGAAAATCTGGACAGAGATGGCAGAGGCAGTAGAGGACGATGGCTGACGCGACAACAATCTCGGTACTGATAAAAGCGCGAGACGAAGCCTCGGCGCAACTGAAGAAAGTCGAAGGCAACATGGGTCGACTTTCTGAGAGTTTCAGCAAGCATCGTCGAGGCATAGGAATGGCCGCGACTGGTATCGGTGCGGCCATCACGGGTATCGCGACCATCTCGCTGAAGTCTTCACTGGATCAGCAAATTGGCATCGACCAGTTAGACGTAGCGTTGAAGAATGTCGGGACAAGCTATGAAGCGAACAAGAAACAGATTGAAGACTTAGCCTCAGCGCAACAAGCCAAGACGAATTTTGGGGACGAAGAACAAAGAAAGGCATTACAGAAGCTGGTGCAAGTGACAGGCGACTACGACTTGTCCATGCAAGCGATGATCCCGTTGATGGACATGTCAGCCGCAACAGGGATGAAGTTAGAAGGTGCGTCAGTGCTTGTCGCTCGTGCGATAAGTGGTGAAGAATCAGCGTTGAAGCGATACGGCATCGCACTAGAAACGGGCGCAGGCCCACAAGCTGTCATGACTGCATTGATGGAGAAGTTCGCAGGCCAAGCAGAAGCCGCCGCTGATCCTACGACGCAGTTGAAGAATCGGGTGGGAGACTTGATGCAAGTCTTTGGTGATATGTTGCTCCCGATAATGACAGAGATGCTTCCGAAGATTGAATTGTTCATCCGTAAAGTTATTGAATGGGCAGAGGAGCATCCCACTCTAACAAAAGTCATTGGATTGAGCGCGGCGGCTCTGGGGGGTGTACTGCTTATTGTCGGCCCGTTGTTGCTGATACTGCCAACACTAGCGACGGCTTTTGGATTGCTCAGTGTGGCGATGGGGCCAATCACTCTTATCACTGTGGGCATCGCGGCGGCTATAGCGGCGGCGATTATCATCTACAAGAAATGGGACGATTGGAACAGAGAGGTGAAAGTGGGTGTCGTGCTTCTTAGTGTTGCAATCGCGGCAATATTCGGCCCCATTGGTTTGCTGACGGCGGCAGTCGCCGCCGCGATTCTTGTTTGGAAGAACTGGGATAAAGTGGTCGGCTTCATGCGCAAGGCTGTGGCTGATTTTGCTGTCCAAACCATTAGCTGGATACGCAAGCTCACAGAGGGCGTGAAGACTCTGGCGGGTTGGGTTCCCGGTCTGGGCAGAGTCGAAGACGCTCTGCAAGATGGGATCAACAAGTTAGAGGATATGGAGAGTTCTATCGACCAATGGTCTGTCAGTTCCGAAGATAGGTTGCGCGACCAGGCTCAAGCCTGGGGTGCGATGGAAGATAGCCATCACTCTACCGCTGGTGCTGTGGCGGACAACGTTCAACTAATGGCGAGAGAGCATGAAAAGATGGCTGACAAGGTAGCCGATTCCGTGAAAGATATTGACATGTCTTACGGCTCATTTGAAGATTCTGTGGCGAGGGCGCAAGGGATCGTCATAGAGTCACTTGATTCGATTATCGCGAAGCAAGAAGCATTGGAGATGTCCCAGGATGATTCGTATGCGCGGATCAGGAGCAATCTTGATGAGACAAACATCAAGTGGAAAGAGTCGCATCTGGGGATGGAGGATGTTGTCAGTCGATGGGCTGAAAGCACAAACCAAAGCACGGATGATGTTCTTGACCATTGGGACGACATCGACCTCGACCTCAAGGATTTGAAAAAAGTGTTCGCCCTATTCACTGAAGCGACGGGTCAAGACATATTCACTTGGGAAGGCAAAGTAAAAAGTGCCACAGATACCGTCTCAAGTAATTTCCGAAGCGTCGAAAGCAACATGACATTGATTGCTTCTGGCATCCATCAGACACTGATTGGGACTGCATCTGAAACGCTTCGCATCGCTAAAGGCATCCATGACACAATCGCAGGGATACATCGAGACGCATCAAGGTCAGTGCCTGCCCCTAGGGTTGGGGGATATACCGCGCCACCAAGATTTGCACCCGCGGCAACGGCTGGCCCGGCTGGAGCGATAACAACTGCGCCTCGGACAACGTCTGCCGCATTCGCGGCGGCAAGTCCAACAATCCAGGCGGCGGTTGCCGCTGGCTTCGGCAACCTCGCCGCCTATCAAGCGTCTTTGAAAATGGCTAATGGTGGGATCGTGCGACAGCCTACATTGGCGATGATTGGAGAAAGTGGCCCAGAAGCAGTCGTCCCATTAGGCAAGGGTGGGGGAATGGGAACCGTCAACAACTTCAACTTCCACGGTGCAGTCTACGGAGTAGAACAACTGAAAGAGGTCGTCGTCGAAGCAGTTCGCGACCATGCAATCTCAGGTGGATTCAGCGGCGTCTTTGCGGAGGCATAATGTTTGATTATCAGTGCAAACTACTTAGGGTCGTGGACGGCGACACCATCGATGTCAATCTGGATCTCGGCTTCAACGTCTGGCATCGGGCACGAGTTCGGATGCTGGGGATCGACACACCAGAATCACGCACACGAAATTTAGAGGAGAAAGCTCTAGGACTCGCGTCGAAAGCGCGACTGAAAGAGCTTCTCAAAGGAAGCAAACTTGAAATTCAATGTACTAAGGAAAAAGGTAAATTTGGCAGAGTTTTGGGTATTGTCTGGGCGACTGATAAAGCGGGCAATCGCATTGACTGTAATACTCAGCTTTGTATTGAAGGGCATGCTCGCCCTTATCACGGCGGCAAAAAACAGGCGTGGGTCTGATGCCGCTGAAGAAAGGATCGGGGAAGAAGACAGTGAGCAAGAACATCAAGACTCTAAGGAGTGAGGGATACAAGTCGAAGCAAGCAATCGCGATAGCTCTGGCAACATCAAGGCGCAAGCGCAAGAAGTAGGAGAATAGAAGTTGGCTCGTGGGACTTACGTCCTCGCGGTGGATTGGAACAACGACGGGGACTTCAGCGACAGCGGTGAAGACATCACAGCGCGCACTCTGAATGTCGAGTGGAGACGCGGGAACGATTACGCGTCTCAGCTAGTCGGGAAAGTCGTCGCTGGAACTCTTGTCGCAGAACTCAACAACGAGTCAGGTGATTATTCAACGTTCAACACGTCGTCAGCACTGACGGGCAATCTATTGCCGGGACGCAAGGTCAAGCTCACAGGCAACGACGGATCGACGACGCGAACTCTCTGGACGGGGTTTCTCGACAGCATCGAACCACAGCCGTCAGCGACAGGTGCAAATACTGCAAGACTGCGAGCAATCGGCCCGCTCGGTTATCTGAACAAGTTCGAAGTCTCGACGACGATGTTTGCGAGTAAGAAAGCAGGCGAGCTTATCGGTGAAATCTTAGACGTTGCTGGATGGTCTGACGACGACAGAGACATCGATGATGGGATCGTCGAATTTCCCCGCTTCTGGTGCGAACGGACAAAGACGTTGAAAGCACTGCGACTTGTCGAAGAAACAGAGACAGGCTTGCTTGAAGAAAGCGCGGCAGGGAAAATCGTCTATCGCGACAGACACGCTCGCAGTACGGATACCCTCTCTACGACCTCACAAGCGACGTACAGCGACGCAGGCGGGGCTTCCCTAGCTTACAGTGCTGTGACCCAAGTCGACCCCCTTAAATTCATTTACAACGAGCTTAGAGCGAAAATTCAACTTCATTCGGGAGCGTGGATTCTCGACAGTGCATCGCTTGGAGTCCAGACAGAACTCGCTGAAGATCCGTCAGTGTTGTGGACGCATCCAGAGGTGGGAAGCAATTCGCCCTCAATCGCGGCGGGCGAGACAAAGACGTTTACTGCGCAGTACCCGCAGAGCGGATCAGCGAATACGGCCCGTGCCGTAGACTTCTGGCAGAATCTCACAGCGTCGACAGACTATCTCGCGAACGACAGCGCAGATGGCACAGGCACGAATCGAACGTCAAGCATCACTGTCACTCTTACGAAGCGGGCGCAGTCGATGGACATCGCTCTGGCTAACGGTCATTCTGGTGCGGTCTACATCACGAAACTACAAGCGCAGGGCAATGCAGTCAGTGCGAAGAACGACTTCGAAGTCAGCGCGACAGACAGCACAAGTCAGACGACATTCGGGAAAAGGACTTACCCGCATCCAGGCAAGTTCGTGCCTGATGCAAACGAAGCGCAGAACTGGGCGGATTTTCACGTTGCCGCTTGGAAAGATCCCGTTCCTTTATTAAAATTAACGCTGGTAGGCAATCGCTCGACGGGAACGCTTACTGACGTTATGAGTCGCGAGATAAGCGACTTGGTCACAGTGACCGCAACAGGAGACGCAGGATTGGGGATCGACGAAGACTTCTTCGTTGAAGCAGTACATCATCAGGTGGACAGCCGATTGAATCATCGAGCGACATTCACGCTGTCGCAGGCGAGCGGATATGCGGGGTTCTTCGTCGTGGGAACTTCGTCACTAGGCAACAGCACACGATTGGCATACTAGGAGGAACGAATGGCTTGGACGACACCACGGACTTGGGTCACTGGCGAGGTGGTCACGGCGGCTTTATTAAACGCGCAGATTAAGGCCAATATGGATCTAAGCGCACCAGCCAAGTTGACCACGGCTGGGGACATGCTCTACGCGACTGGTGCAAACGCTACGGCGAGACTGGCAAAAGGCACCAACGGCAACATCTTGCATCAGGCCAGTTGTGCGCCAGCCTGGACTGCTACACCCAGCATTACAGACCTGACCCTCAGTGGAGCGTTAGACGTTAACGGCACGATTGATTACGACGGGACTGATGTTGATATGCTCTCCAGCGGTGATATCGACTTAGTGTCCAGTGCCAACGCCGCCGCCGCCATCTACATCGCGCAGTCCACAGGTACAAGTGGCACGATTAAGATTCACGCCGACACTGGAACGTCCGTCACAGAGGGTGCGGAGTCCATCAATATCTTGTCGGATGTTGGGGGCGTTGGGATTCGCAGTACAGCCAACCTAGCCAATGCCATCAATCTAACCGCTGACGGCGGCACGACTAGCACGATCCAGATTTACAACGACACTGGAACTGCGGTCAATGAAGGCGTGGCATCCGTCCAGTTGCTATCAGATGTCGGCGGCATTGGCATCAAGTCGGGCTTGGACGCCGCTGGCGCAATCCGCTTGACCGCCGATGCTGGCACTTCTGAAACCATCATCATCCATTCCGACCTGGGAAGTGGTGCCGCCTCAATCTGCCTGACTAGCGATGCTGGGGGCATTACGCTGACCCCTAGTTCTGCGGTCACTGTAAGTGGTGCGCTCACAGTGGGTGTCGATGATACAGGCCATGATGTGACCTTCTTCGGTGCTGCCGCTGGTGCATATATGCTCTACGACCAGTCATGCAATCTCCTAGATATACGAGGCGCAACTGCGG